CCGTGCACGATTCTATGGTCGCATTAGTACCCGAAGAAGAAGCAGATGACGGTGCGTATTACGTGTATACTTGTCTAAGACATGTACCTGCGTGGGCGAAAGGCTTACCGCTTGATTGCGATGTAGGCTATCACAAGTACTACGGTTCGTGTGGCGACAACACGAAAGCAATAACTAAACAATGTGCAAAGAGGTGGGCAAGTGAACGAACTAATTAATATACGGGCAATATACCCAACATCATACAGTCATATAAAAGCATTCGAGCAGTGCCCCAAGCAGTTCTACCATGCGAAGCACCTTAACGAGTACCCATTCACTGAGTCGGTAGATACCTTATATGGCAAGCAAGCCCATAAAGTTGCCGAGGACTACGTAATCTCTGATGCCCCGATACCTAGTAAGTTCGAGTACATGAGACCAGTTCTTGACGCTCTCAAAAAGAAAGAGGGTAACAAGTTCGCTGAGATTAAACTTGGCATAACTGAGGACTTAGTACCTTGCACTTTTTTCTCGAAACAAGTTTGGATTCGTGGCATTATCGATTTGTTGGTTGTCAACAAGAGCAAAAAACTTGCGTGGGTTATAGACTACAAGACTAGCAAAAACGCTAAGTATGCTGACCCTGACCAGTTAGAGCTTATGGCATTACTAGTGTTTGCTAGCTACCCCGAAGTAGAAGAGATACGTGGCGGGTTAGTATTCGTTAAGTGTAACGAGTTAGTACGTAAGAAGTATCAGAAAATAAAACGCTCTGAGCTTTGGTCTAAATGGATTGCCAAACACAAGAAGATGCTCGAAGCCCATAAGCTAGACAGGTGGCCCACAAGAGAATCGGGCCTGTGTAGAAACCACTGCCCAGTGCAGGAATGTATTCATAATGGAGCGAACAACTGATGGCTAGAAAACCTCAACCAAACCCGCCCAAAGGCTCTAAGGAGCATGAACGCAGAATGGAGCGCCAACGTGCTAGACGCGCTGTGGATAAGAAACATACAGGCAGTATGACGAAAACCGTAAACGGCAAACGTGTTGTTAGTAAATCCCCTAAACGTGACGGCAAAGATGTGTCGCACAAAAAAGCTTTATCCAAAGGCGGTAGTAATAAAAACGGCACGTTCTTAGAACCACCTAGCAAGAATAGGTCACGTAACTACAAAAATAAAAAATAACTGTTATGGGATTCCCATAACCAACCGGATTTATATGCAAATACTAAACGACAAAGCTATCTTGTTGGAGGTCGATAACCCCCAACAAGTGGTAAACTTAATCCCCAAGAGCCGGATAGTGGGCGATAAAGTCGCTGTCCACTGGGGCTTAGAAGAAATAATGGTACTACGTAACCTAGGCTACGACGTACCTAGTCCAATCGAAGGCAGATACAAATTCCCCTCTGCCATGACTCCCTACGAACACCAAGTAAAGACTGCGGCGTTTCTCTCTGTTAATCCACGTGCTTACTTGTTATCAGAACAAGGGACAGGCAAGACAGCCTCCGCTATATGGGCATCCGACTACTTACTAAAACAAGGTAGGATAAATCGGGTACTCGTAGTGTGCCCTCTATCTATCATGGAGTCGGCGTGGAAAGATGATATGTTTAAGTTCGCCATGCACCGTACAGTAGAGGTAGCCCACGGCGCTAAAGAGAAACGCAGAAAAGTGCTAGCCTTAAACACGGACTACGTAGTAATCAACTACGACGGCATCGAAGTTATACGTGACGACATAGCCGCCGGCGGTTTCGACTGCATAATAATCGATGAAGCTAACCACTATAAAAACCCGCAGACCGAACGGTGGAAAACTCTCAACAGCCTCGTGAAACCAGATACATGGTTGTGGATGATGACAGGTACACCTGCGGCACAAAACCCCGTAGATGCGTATGGACTGGCTAAGATGATGGACCCTAGCTCTGTACCAAAATACTTCGGCAAGTTCCGAGATATGGTCATGCAGAAAATCACGCAGTTTAAATGGGTCCCTAAACACAACGCTAGGGATACAATACATAACGTGTTACAACCCGCTATCCGGTTCACCAAAGACCAATGCTTAGACCTACCGCCGATTACGATTACGTCGCGGGACGTAGAAATGACCCCGCAGCAAAACAAATATTATAAGGTGCTCAAAAACAAAATGGTTATGTCTGCAGCGGGGGAAGCGGTCACCGCGAGGAATGCCGCTATCCAGCTTGCTAAGCTGATGCAAATTAGCCTAGGTGCTGTGTACACCGATGAAGGAGAGGTGTTACAGTTTGACGTTACCCCCAGATACAAAGCACTAAAGGAAGTTATGGAAGAGGCAAACAAGAAAGTCATTGTTTTCGTGCCGTTTAAAAACAGTATCAACTTGGTAGTGGAGAAGCTGAGAAAGGACAAAATATCGTGCGATATTATATCCGGAGAGGTAAGCGCGTCTAAGCGTTCAGAGATTTTTAGAGCTTTCCAAACCTCCGATACGCCTCAAGTTTTAGTCATCCAACCACAGGCGGCGGCACACGGTGTTACCCTAACTGCCGCAGACACAATAGTGTGGTGGGGGCCGACACCTAGTTTAGAAACGTACTTACAAGCAAACGCTAGGATTCATCGCCCGGGCCAAGATAGCAAATGCACCATAGTTCAACTAAGAGGGTCTTACGTAGAAAGACGTTATTACGCAATGTTAGATACGAGAATAGACTTCCACACAGGTTTAGTAGACCTTTACAAAGAAATACTTGACTAGCGTAAGTTTAGCCATTATATTACAAGTTCAACCAACCGGAGATTAACATGACTGACAGTACTGACAGTGGCTTACTGCCCGAAAAACTTACCCGAGTATTCCTCAAGATACGCGACAGACGTAGCGAACTAAAAGCCGCGTTTTCTGAAGAAGACAAAAAACTAGAGGCCCAGCAAGATAAAGTTAAGGCCGCGCTTCTAGGTTTCTGCAAAACAAATGGCGTAGATAGCGTAAAAACAAACGCCGGCACGTTCTTCCGCACAGTTAAAACACGTTACTGGACTAACGATTGGGAGGAGATGAATGCATTTATCAAAGACAATGATGCGCAACACTTCTACGAGAAACGCCTAAACCAAACTGCGGTTAAAGAGTTTATAGAGGAGGAGTTAGAGGGTAGCGCACCTGATTTTATTAACATAACTTCTGAATACCAAGTATCAGTAAGGAAAGGAAAATGAGTAACGGTCCATACGTTGGGATAGAAGCACTAGCTAATTACTTCGGTGTTTCTACGTCAACGATACGCCAGTGGTTACGCGCCGATAAAATACCTGACAGCACCTACTTACGTGTCGGTTTAACATACCGATTCCATTTACGTGCTATAGAGGATGCGTTGCTTAACTACAAATCGCGTGAGGGGATGACCTCCGAAGAACGGGCTAAGTTTGCCGATGCTATCATACAAAGTTTGGATAGTAGTGTAGACGAAACCCAAGCGGGTATATCTGAGCGCAGACTGCGAGAAGCAAATGCGGAGCTAGATGCAAAATCGCGTGGTGTACCGTACCTGAAAGAAGACCAAAGTTTGGACGAGGAACTTTCCTCTATCCTAGAAGACGATGAACTAAAAGACATATAAGGTAAAACAATGAAAGAATTAATGAACATTAGCACAGCTCTAGCAAGCTCTGACTTATTTAAGTCTTTGCAGGAAACTACGGATAAGTTGGCAGGTAGCGGCGGTGGAGATTACCGTAGAATCAGCCTAAAAGGTAGTAAGTTCCGCCTCAAGCTAGGTGGTGAGCAAGTAGGTAACGCCCGTACCGATGCGTTACAGATAGTTATCGTAGATGCCGCGGAGTTATCACGTACATATTATGCAGGGGACTACGATTCAGATAACCCTACGTCGCCCACTTGTTGGTCAGCGGATAGCAAATCGCCTGACCCGAAAGTACCTGCGTCTCAGAAGCAGTCAGACAACTGTAAGACCTGCCCTATGTCTATAAAAGGCTCTGGCCAAGGTCAAAGCGCCGCATGTCGTTTTTCTCAGAAGTTAGCAGTAGTGCTCGATAACGAGTTAGAGGAAGAGAAGATACCTGTGTATCAACTAAGCTTACCTGCCAAATCTGTATTCGGCGCGGCAGAAAGCGGTCACATGCCTATGCAAGCGTATGGCAAAATGCTTAAGACCCACAAGGCACCTGCTATTGCAGTGGTCACGGATATGTATTTTGATGAAGACAGCGATACTCCTAAAGTCTTCTTTAAACCTAACCGCATGCTTACTGAAACTGAACTCGCACGAGTTGTTGAGCTACGCGACTCCGAGGAAGTAAAAGACGCTATCACTATGTCCGTAGCAGAAGCCGATGGTGTAGCAGAAGCCGATGGTGTAGCAGAGGAAGAGAAAGCCCCTGCTAAGAAAGCCCCTGCTAAGACCAAAGTAGTAGAGGAAGAAGATGACGAAGAAGAAGCCATCGAAGAACCTAAGAAAGTAAGCAAGAAAGCTGAAAAGCCTGAAGTAAAAGTAGACGACGAGCTTGCCGGTCTGATTGACGACTGGGACGAGTAAGCGTTATGGGAATCCCATAATGGGGTTCCTTTCTTTTTCTTCAGGGGATGGCAATGAACCGTGAAAATTTTATAAGGACGCTACTGCCGACA